CGCCGCAATCATTTTATCAATAACTTCTCGTTTAATCATCATAAAGCCAGTTGCGCCATCGTGTAAACGAATCAACCCATTCTCAATTGCAATTTGTTTCTGTTCGCGATTAATGAACTTAAAGTTGATTGCATAATCGCTACCAAATGATGCAATTTGTTTGTCGTCATATGCAGTATCATGTTGACGAACGCTTTCACGAATACGCTGCCAATTGACACCTTTCTTAGGATATGCACCTACGGCAACATCTTTATTGTGAGCAATTAGTTTAATAACATCTTCAACTTGGAATTCGATGTCTGCATCAATAAACATTAGACGAGTAAAATCGCTTTGTAGGAAATATGCTACCAAAACATTTCTAGCTCTAGTAACCAAAGATTCATTCGCAATAGTTCCAAACGCAATAGGAATTTGATGTTGATTGCAGAAAGTTAGTAATCGAATAGTTGATCTAAAATATGCTTCAGTTAATTGTCCGCCATAACACGGAGTAGCAATGAAAATACGTTCTTTACGAAGGTCGTCTATTTTCACTTCTAGCTTTTTTTCGTTGGGATTGTTTGCTGCCTCTTGATTGCCGCCTGCCTTTGGCAATTTAGGAATTGAAGGCAGGGGCATCGGTTTTACTTTTGTACTCATAATAACTCCAAATTAAAAAATTATAAAGGTTCTACTTCGAAAATAGTATATTTGAATGTTGCAATTGCAGTAAAATACTCTACGGTTTGAGAAGTAATATCAAAATCCAAAGCCTGTAATGATATAGGGAACAGGTTTTTAAATATTATATTTACTTTAGGCGAGTTTGTCGAGTCGAGAATAGTCAACGTACCATCCGAGTATGCCAAAATCTCTTCAGTACCATCCTTTTTGGTTACAAACGGAAATCTACTTACCTTATTATCCGAAAATGTTTTGAATTGAGAATAATCTTTAGGAAACCCTAAGCCAATTATCCATCGATATAATTCAAGGTAATTTCTCATATCTTCAGCAACAATGAATCTAATTGTAAATTCACCAAAGTTTATTTTATCACCAACCGTTGGTAAATCTACAAACGGAGTATTTTGAACAGCATATCCTAATTGCAAATCTGGAAGGTTTGCCGATTGACAAGTAAATGAGACTTTAGGTAAATCTTTTAAACTAAATCTAAACGCATTTGGTCGTAAATAATCATATGTCGTTGTTTGCGATTCAGCTATAGCATTTTGAATAACGTCTATGTTTGCGGTGTATGCCATTGTACTCCTTTCTTCATCTTATTATTTATAGCCGATACAAAGGTTAAAAAAGGGGGAAGTTTCCTCCCCCCTTTAAATTCCGATCTTATTGTCGGCTACTTCAATTACATTAGGTTCGCAACCTTTGTACGACGATAATACTGATTGCGATTTGCTGTGAAGCTATCGCCATCCGAATCCGACAAGCTATCCGACGAAGTTACATACGGGTTAGCAATTAGACCATAACGTGTCTTAAAGCCGATTTTTGGCTGGAAGCTATTAGGATCAATTGCACGAACCATTTGTAACGGAACGTATGGGCAATAGAACATACCTGCATCGTAAGGACTTGTACCTTTGTAACCAACTACATAGAACTGGTTAGCAGCACCTAGGTTTGACGAATATGGGTCAATATACACTCTATAACGTCCGTTTAAAACGCCTGCGAATGTATTACCTGTATCATCAACATTTAGGTTTGTGCTTAATGCTGGAGCATAATCTAATACGCCCGACATAGCTAGTGCACTTGCAACGTCTGCTGAGCAAACGATGAAGTTACCTTTTCCTCTACGAGTGTCTTGTGCAATGTGGTTAGCATCACGTTCGATATTAAATAGCAAGCCCTTAAAGCGCTCTACAGACCAACGTCCGTTTGAATCAATATCTAAGTCAAATGTACCTGCTGTTGCTGTTGAAGGCGAACCTGCTTTAGCAACTTTGTAGATTGTACGAACCACTTCGCGATTAATCTCAAACATAAATTCTTGCGAAAGAATGTTCGATAATTCTGCTTCAGCGTCAAGACCATGAATTGCCTTTAAGTCTTGTGCTAATTCAACGGTGTATTCTGCTTTTAATGCACGTGATTTAGCAGTAACTGTTGTCTTATCAATCGAGAAAGACATTTCTGCATAATCTTCCTTAGCTTCCATCGAACCTGTTGGAATAGCATTACCGGTGTTATAAGTACCGAATACAGGATTGCTACCTGTACCGTCAGTAAAGCCACCCGAAAATCCGGTGTTCGCTTCGTTGAATAATGCTTCTTTACGAGTCGTAGTGTTATTACGCTCCGAACCATACATCGAACGCATTGCAAAGATTAGGCCAGTAGGACCTGTCATTGGTTGTACACCGCAAATGTCATAAGCCATTAGATTAGGCATTGCGCGACGGACTAGACCAATTAGAATTGGATCATATTTTTGAATACCATCAGTTGCGCTAATGTTATTCGAAGGTGTTTCGAAAAGTGCTTGACGCTCTTCACGTAACGATTTCTCTTGATTCTCTAGCAATACTGCTGTAACAGCACGCTTATATGAATCTTTAATTGGGGGTAGATCAGCGTGATCTAAAATTGCGCCCCACTTTTGTTGGTAATTCTCGGATAAAAACATTTGATTCTCCTTTATTTACAACTTATTTAAATTTATAAGTTATACTCGTTTAATTGTTCTTGATAAGGCTTTAGCATACGAAGATACGACATCATTAGAAGCGAAGCTGTCTTCAATACTAGTTTCTTCTACAAGGGGTTGTGTTTGGGAAATTGTGAAAGACTCTTTTCCAGATGTTAATGGGAAATAGTTTTCCTTAATTACCGCAACCTTTTCTCTGTAAATTTCTTCATTCTCAAAATTTACACCGTCTAAAAGTTTTGTTAATTTATTAACTTGGGTGTCGGCTAAATCATCAGACATTTCGCTGATAATTAAATGTTTCTTTAAAGACGACACTTCAGTATGTAAACCAACATTCTGTTCTAGTTGACGATCTAGACTTTCTTCTAAATCTGTTACCTTACTTTGTAATTCACCTATTACATCATATTTTTCTTCAGGCACTTCAATATAATGTTCTTTGAAGAGGGCCTTAAGTCCCGACATGAAATCTTCGGCTATTTCAGTGCGCAACCCATTATCGATTGCTAATTTATTTTCTTCCATGTAGTTCTCAACTACATAGTTTAGATAAGCATCGACCTTTTCAACAATGCTTTCTGTGTACTCATTGAACTCTGCAGAGTATTTTTCCTCCAACGCTTCGCAGACTCTTTCCATCTCATCGTTGACTTTAGCAATGACTGCTGCTTCAAAAATGGATGTTGCTTTCTCTCTAAATTCTTCGGATAAATCTTCACCGAAAATAGATGCCATATCAATATTTAACTCTTGATCTGCTTCTGACAATTCGTCCATATTTTCGTCATCCTCTGTGTCTACGTCTTCGGTGCGTCTATAAACAATTTTGCCTGCCTTGTCTGTAGATGTTTCATTGCCTCTATTTGTGTCTTTAAACTGTAAACGACCTTGGTCGTCTGTAGAAGATTTAACTTCTACATTTTTATCTTTCTTAAAGACAAGACGCCCTTTATCATCTACGGATGTCTGAATGTCCTTATATCGGTCATTTATTGTGCTATCCGTATCTGCCTCAGAAACAACTTCTTCTTCCTCACGAATACCGGTATTCATAGGAATGGCTGGCCAACTAGCACCTAGGTTCGGTGTACCTTGAACCGTAGTAAAGTTAGGGGCTACTCCAACTGAACCTTTCATCGCAATAGTATTTTTAGAAATACCTTTTGCAGTAATGGCGCCTTGATTTGCTTCATTTTCTCCGCGATCTTCATGGGATGCTTCTTCTGAACTACCTTGTTTAGGAGAAGATGAATCTCCTCCATTGGCAGGTTTGATCGAGGAATCCTTTGTTACATTGGACGAACTTCCGGCAGCTTCATCTAAAGAAGCTTTGACCTTTACATTCTCCAACAATTCCTTAATTTTGCTTTCTACTGACATTAGAGTCTCCTAATTGTATGAATATACTCAAGCATTATTTATAATTCTAGTTATCTAGACACTCGGGATAAGAATTGTTCGAAAATTCTTAATTTGGTTTCTTCCAGATTTTTACCAGAAGTTTTTCTTATTTCCTTTTGTGCATTTTCTATATGCACAGCTTTCCAGATACCGCTTTCTAATATCCATTCCGCAGATTCCATAATACCTTGAACAAAGGCATCTGGGGCAGATGGATCAGCTACAATGTCTACTGTCGCAAGATGAAAATCATCCTGCACTTCATTGACGCCTTCAGAATTCATTTTTAGAGATCCAAGACCTCTAGTTGATACACCTAATTGAACTTCATTTTCAATTAAATTCCTTGCAATAATACCCATTGGAGTTTCTAGTATTTTTGCTTTACCATATACATCGCTACCATTCATTTCCAATTTTGTAATCAAATGTGAAACTTGGTGCAAATTAATCGATGGGTTATCCGGGTGTCCTAATTCTCCCAAAGATCTTTTTTGTTCAATTAGTTCTCTATACTTTTGAACCTCGCGCTCCATAATTGGTTTGCCGTAAGTTCTGTTATTTTTGTTTTTTCTATTTGCTTGAGCAAACACGCCCTCGATATAAACAGTTTTGCCTCCACCTTGTTTTTCTTCGGTGATGTACTGCAAATCTTGAGCAACTTCCTTAATTAGTCTCATGTTATTTACCTTGGTACTATTTGTTGATTTGGTTCAATAAATCCGCCAGCTTTTGTAATTGTCAAATACATCAAGGAATTTGCTGGCATTGCGATAGAAATATTTGCAGAATTTGCAACTGTATCAGAAATACCAAACATTTGCGTTAATGACCAATTATCATTGCCAGACAAATATTGCGTAACATTACCATTTCTCGTAATTACGATTGGTGTTGCTCCTGGGGTAGACCACACCATACCGGTAATATTCATAGCAACATTACCGTTATCTAAAGTTTCATCTGCCAACTTAAGATCAAAAGTTGTTATATTTGCTTGACCATCTCCAATAAGTTTTACTGAAGCTTGTTGCCTAACTTTCTTAAGTACTGTTTTTGTGACTGGCATTATTCCCTCTTATTTCTTAGCTGTTTTTGCAGCATCTTTAAACGCTTGAGCAGTTGGGGCACCTTTAGTACCAGGTTTGCGCATTCTTTCATTACTACCTGCAGCAATACGTTTACGTTTAGCCTGAATATTTGCATACAAACCGGGCTTAGCGGCTTCATTTTTCATAGCATCAATTTCTGCTTGCTTTTGTGCAGCATATTGTTTGTACTGGCTAGGATCAGGTAATCCGCTTTTCTTTCTTTTTTCCTGATGCGTCCTGTATAGTTTTTCCTGTGCAGTTTCTTTTGGGTAATTAATTTTAATTTTTATCTTTTTAGCAATCTCATCTAGCGCCTTCAAACTGCTAAGTTCTTCAACCGTTTCTTTATTGAAATTTGGATTCTTTTTCGCAAAATCCGCAGGAGGTAATACAGGCATCGCCTTACCTGTTTTGTCTACAGCTTGTCCTTGGTCTAAATCTTCTCTATCTTTTGCAATTTTATATCTTTTTTCTAATTGAGATTTGTGGTCAGGATTGCTTGTATGTTGCGGGTTAGACAACATATCTTTTAATTGAGATGCCTGCGTCTTAGGTGCATCCAGTTCTTCAGCAACAGCCTTGGTCTTTAGCTTGTCAGCCGGTTTAGATCTATCTTCTATTGGTGGAAGTTGCCTGCCGTCTTTATTAATTTTTCCGTCTTCGTAATCTTTGATACGTTTCTGTGCTTCTTCGTAGCCACCGGGACCATCAATTACTCCAACAGGAATAGCTTTTTTCTTCATGTCTAATTCTTCACCAATTGGTCCACTTGGCTCTCTTAGACGAGATGCAATTTCTCGTTTTGTAAGTTTTGTTGAAGGTTCTCCCATTGTAGGTTCTCTTCTGCCCATACGATCTGGGGGAGAAACCGGTTCTCCCATTGTAGGTTCTTTTCTACCTGCACGATCGGGTTTACTAGTTTTCGATGGTTCGGGAATTACGTCGGTCAATGTCGGATAATCTGGTTTTTTGGTGCTGGCATTTCCCGCACGTACCTTTTCCATCTCCGCATCATATCTAGTTTTAAGATCAGATTTAACTGGCTCTGCTTTAACTGGCTCGGCTGCTGGTTCTGCATATCTGCGATATACGCCCCCAATTGGAACTGTTTTACCTACATTACTAGTTGTAGTACCGCCGCCTCCACCTCCGGCGCCCATTTCTGAACCTCGGTCATCTCCGGGTCTACGAAACCCTTTAGGTGGTACCATTTGCTCATCAATTTCAACTTCTTCATTGCGTTTAGACGCATATGATGCACCTAACGCCATGCGGATTCTTTCCTGTTTGCTCTTACCTGCAAATTTAGGATTGTCGCTTTTTACAAAATCGTGAATCCATTTGCCTGTAGGATCTGACGATTTTAATTTTTCTAAAAGTGACTCTTCTCGAATTGAATTAAATTTTTTCATCTTAATTTATTTTTATCTCTTAGGGGCGTCAGGCTTTGCGGCAGCTTTTCCGGTGGGCTGAGGGGGCTGAATAGGAGGTTTTTCGTCAGGCGTTGCTATGTCTTTACCTAATTGACCGGTAAATATATCGCCGATTATTCCAGCAACTCTTAATAATTTATTAGTGAATCCTTTTTCGCCAGCTGGTCCTGGTGCATCGGCATAATTTGTTTTATCCGATTCACCTAAGCCAGATGCAACTTCTTGTTTTTTATGGTCAAGTGCATCTGTTAACTTATCTGCGATAGCCGCATCAAAGTCTCGCATAGCATCGGTTTCGCGGTTAGCGATAATATTACTTACCATACTTCTAATTGTTTCTTTTTCCATAATAACTCCTATTGCGGCGGATTACCGGGTTGTTCTGTATTTATTTGCTGAGGCGGGGGCTCTTGCCCAATCTCAGTTTTCATAATTTGTATTTCTTTATCTGACATACGTAGTACATCTTTCATTACGAACCGCTGACTAAAATATGTACCAACATACGGTGTTATCATATTTAACAAATCAATTTGGTTTCTGTAATTCTCAGCACTTTTCATCTCATCAAAGTATTGATCCTGCGCATACTTATACTGAATCTTTTCTTTAATACTTTCCCAATCTTTATCTGTCAACACACCCTTTAGAAGCAATTGTGTTTTCAAAATATCATTGAATAAAATATTAAACTTTTTGCGAAGTCTACCCACAAATTTTGCAAATTTTAATTCGTCTCTAGTAATCTCGGTTGCTCTACCAAAAGATATACCGGATTGCGCTTGCATTCTAGATAAAGGAACATTTAATGCTTGATATAATTTGGTTTGAAAATAATTAATATCCTCAATTTGCCCTAAATTTTCACCGCCAGGTAACGTGGTAATTTCGGTTCCTCTGCCACCTTCTCTGCGAGGTAACCAGAAATCTTCAAGTAACGACATAAACTTTCTGTCATCTCTAATTTCACCTGTGTTAGAATCATACACAATTTTATTTCTATAGCGAGCCATAATATCTTTTAAATATTGCTCAGCTTTAATTTTAGGTAAATTACCTACATCAATATAAAATATTCTACGTTCCGGTGCTCTTGCTAATCTGTAAATTACCAGAGCATCTTCCATCATCTTTAATTGATTTACCGCCTTGATTGATTTATGTAAATAACCAAGTACAACATTCTTTTCTAAATCCATCATTCCCGAAGGAACAAATGCTACTGCGTCAGGTGAAATGCGAATGCCTTGATTTGCAGTAGTAGAGAATGAATAATTAGGGTTGTAATTTATTCCCTTTTCGTTATAGATAAAGAATTCTTTTATATCTTTAATTATGTCTATACCGGAATTAACATCCTTTTCCTTCTTAATTTCTTTTACTTTACGAATTTTTCTAGGATCGATTTGCATCAATTCTACAATCCCTCGTTTAGGGTTTTTCATATCAATAATTTTTTGATAGTATAGACGACCGTCAATATACCATCTTCTAAAAATATCATGAGCTTTATTATTAAACTCTAATAGCTCAAGTATTTTATTAAATTCATTTTCAATTGTATCTTTTATATCATCTGGAATATCTAACTTGTCCAAATTGATTTTTACTACAACATCGTCATCCACAGATGCGATTGCTTCAGTTACAATTTCATCTACTGCTGTAGAACAATCCGAATATGCTGCGGCTTCTCTGTATCGGGTAATTAAATCTGACTCAGATTTTGCCGTAGCATCCATATCTAAATAGGTGCCAAAATACCCTCCAGCTTGAATGCCGCTGGATTGTATAGTAGTAGCACCATCATCAGATACCGGTGTCATGAATTCTTGGTTTCTTTTATCTATCTTCTCTTCTTCTCGAGCGATAGTAAAACCAAATAGCTTAATTGCCATAATTAAATCACTTTATATAATATTAACCTGCGACTGAACCAAATATATTCAACGAATCAACCAACTGCGATGCGGGTGTACTACTAACTTCAAATGACTGATATTGGAATGCAACTTGGAATGAAGATATTTGATCATTTGTACCAAAATCCAATCCAACTGCACCAATATCTGTAGGAAATACACCTAGCATTTTATATTGTTTAAGAATAGCACCGTTACGATCTAACTGCGATATAAACATATCTGTTTGATATTGCGCCGGAGTTAATGCACCAGTTTTTGTTCTTAAATTTTCCATACCGTTCATCCATTGTTCTATAGCAGTCCGAAGAGTAAACCCCGAATCATTAAGTATAGTACAACTAAAAGGTGCAAATGTTCTATCACCAGCCATTGTTATTAGTCTACCCCGATAATACACCGGGGTAACACCTAATGTTTGACCAGGTAATTCTGCCGCAGTAATTAAAAATGGAGCTTTAGTTACTGCGAGTGCGCGACTTGCAACATAGTTAGGAAATGTTAATTGAACCGCAAACTGGTTGGGTCTTGCCCCACCGTTCGTTAGTTCAGCTTTAAATCTATCTACATTAAATGGTATTGCCATTTCTTCTTACTCCTATTATGCGCCGACTTCTTCGAAGGATACGCCTGTTCTTGTAGCAATAAAATTCAATTGAATAAAATTAATTGCTCGAGCAGGTTTAATGTATATATCAGCAACAAATTCATTGCGATCTATAACTTCTCCAGTATTGTTTGTTTCATCGCAAACTACTCTGAAGTCTGTAACACCTCTACGACCTTGAACGTCTCTTAAGAATGGCTCTACAAGATTTCTAAATTGTGCTCGGGTAAATGCGTCATTAAATTCAAACAACTGAAATTTTGACGCCGTTGCAATTGCTTTTTCAAGAACAATAAACAATCTACGTACATTAATACGATCAAATGCACTTGGTCTTGCTAACAATGTTTTATCGCCAAATAACAACGTACCTTGTCCTGGGAATGTTACTACAGGATTTACGCCCTTCTTATATAATGCATCTCTATCTGCCTTTGACGGAGACCACGATAATTTAACAACATTTTTAATTACACCTCTGTTATACCCTGCAGGTGAGAACCAAGGATCCGCAATATAATCTGTTCTAGCGGATAACCCTGCGATGTCGCCATTTAAGGGAACATATCTATATTTATCATTGTAACGATCGTATTGATATTTCCAGCCTGAATCTAAAACCGCAAAAGATGAGGATGTTAAATTATCTCTGTGCGTAATTATTTTTGCTGCCTGGCCCGTTGTATTTACTACATCTGCATAAGGTGGGGATGCGAATACTACACAATCTCTTCTACTTTCTGCAATTGCGATAACCGAATTTACTGCGGTATAGGATGTGGTTGGTCCCATTGGAATTAGTCCAACGTCGTATTCCTCATCGTTTGAGAAAATTTCATAACCTGCCAAAATATTTGCAATGCCGACTGTATCTCCAGACACACCTTGCGATAATGTGGTTGTTACATTTGCTAATAACGACCCAAACGTCTTATCGCGAGAAATTTGTCCCCAATTAGTCCCGCCCTCGGCAGTACTAGGATGATCTAATACCCAAACATACGATGACTTATCATTAATTACATCTTTATAGTAATTTGAAGCTTGATCTGATGTTTTTGCGTCTGATGCTTTAGATAAGAACGAGTATTTTTCTAATATTGAATTAGGAGTACCAGTAAAAGATCCTCTAACATCAATAACAATTACATGGATTTCATCATTAGAACCACCTTGTACCTGCACCGAAGCAGATGTACTTGGAGCAGAATCAAACGATGACGCATATGCCCAATTAGAATATGTACTAGAGTCAGCTAAAGAAACTTTTATACTATTCCCTAATGTGCCAGGATATCTAGCAGCAAACATACCGTAATTTAATCCACCTGCGCTATAAGCCGATGTATAATTGTCTTCATTTAGAATTAACGGTGATACATAATCTACAACTACAATTGCATTTGCAACTTCTGTATTTTCAACAATTGTTATCGTCGGCGTTGCAATATACCCGCTACCAATATTAGTAACATTTGCACCTACAACTTGGAATCCTAATTGTAATGCAATAAGTGCATTGCTTGTTATATAAGGCAAATCTTGTGTAGCAGGAACAACCGATACATTTGCTTCAGTATATCCAAACCCTGCATTAGTAATTGCCACATCAATAATTTCTGCCTCTAACCGCGTATTTGCCGTTGCGTCAGTTCCACCCAATGTGTTATTGCGATTGATTGTAACATTAGGAGCAAATGCATATCCGCCAGCGCCAGGATTTAATAATGTGATCGTATCAATATACCCATAACCTAAATTAGCAGTTAATACTGCATCAACACCGGTGTTACCGTCTAATCTATTTACTGTTATAGTTGGCGCAGTTAAATATCCATTGCCGCTACTAGTAATTGTATACCCCGTCACTACGTTTGCTGTAACAACAGGAACAACCGTTGCATGTTGTCCTCCGGGTACAAGTGTACCGCCAGATACAACAATATTAGCACTACCGTAATTTGTACCAGCTGTAGATATTTCAATATCTTTTAATTTAAAGTGTACATCTAAATTAGCAGATGCGCTGGTAGAACCTTGATTCTGTATTACAACATTGGATAAGGTTGTATAATTATTACCAGAGTTAATTAAATTAATTGCACCAATTTGACCTGCTCCTAATAACGCGGTTAATATTGCGCCTGACCCGTCTCCGTTGACAATTAATGTGGGTGCTACGGAATATCCAAACCCTGCGGTCGTTATGCCTGTACCAAATACATTGCCCGTCGAATATAATATTGGCGTCGCGGTTGCTGTCGTGCCGCCAAATGGCGATGTAGGGGCACTAATAGTCAACGTGATGCTATTAACATCAGAAAAACCTCGGTCGCTTGATGTGACAGTAACGGCAGAAACGGTACCATTTGGTACCGACACTGCATTTTGTGCTATGGATTTATCAACAACTCGCGTGACTTGTAAATTGTTCCCATACGATAAAAAATTTGCTGCGGTAAAGAAGTATCCTGCAGTTGTATCATTTGGGACACCAAATTGTTCTACAAGTTTTCCTTCAGAATCTACAGTTACTACTTGTTCAACAGGTCCCCATTGAAATGCGCCCGAAAATGCTCCCGCAGTAGTTGCAACCGAGGGAACAACAGTTGTTCTATCTTCTTCGGTAACTACAACGCCAGGTGAAAGCTGAAATGCCATCTTCTTCTCCTTGATAATTTTATAGATATCTCTCTATAATTTGATTTCTATTTATTTATAATTACCAACAATTAGACTTTTTCCAACCAATTTAGCACAACTTTATTCATATCTTTACCATTGCTATTCGAAAACCAAAGATCTCCGTTTGCATCTTCCTCCGGTACCGATCTTTCAGTAGGCCCCTCATCTATGAATCCAAACGGGGTAAGATTTTCTTCAATCTGTTTGAATTGTTCTTCATATAATACTTTTCGCAGATTTGTGTCTGTTAAGTCTTTAAAGAAGGATTCATTAGATGCCCAAGCAAAAAGAACTAGGGTCATTACAAGATCGTCGTGATAACCCTCATCTGCTTTATAAAATCCTCGTATCTCAATAAAGGTTGAGATTTCTCCAATAATATCGGTATCATGTATTAGTAGTTTATTACTTTCTACCATACTTTTGAATGCGGTGCAGCCAAGCCTTTTTACTAATTTGGTGGTTCGTACTCCAAGCGTAGCACCGGAACTAAATCCGCCGGATAAATATTGCCCGGACTTAGAGTTACTTCCTACAAAGAATACGTTTTCATATTCAAGATCGGTATATAAAGAATCGGCAACTTGTTGACCGTTATCATTTATCTCAATTAAACAATATGCCGTATGGTAATCCTTTGCAACCTTATGTATAATATTTGGGTATAGTAATGGACTAATTTTATTGCTTCTGTATTTTGCCACCACCGTATAGGGGTATGCTGTTATATCCATAACCGTAAAGGCGCAATGGTCGCCTCCGACGCCTCTCGAAGTATCCGCTACAAGCATATAGACGTGATCTTCTTCTGGCTCTACAATTATATCTAATCCATCTTTACTATACACATAGGGTTTAGATGACATTCTACCTATTGTATCCGGATTAACTAATGTGTTAGATGACCCTAAGAAATTACATAATACTTCTTGGTTAAACTTAAGTTCACCGAGAATAGCTCTTTGTTCATCCGCCCACTTTTTGTCTCTACCCGGAATTTCGCTGTAATGTATAAACATAGGGATAAAACCATTGAGCTTTTGTTCTGCTTCGTTCCAAAATTTCCAAAAATGATTATACCCCAAAGGGGTAGATGTAAGTAGAATCTTTGTTGTTTCACCCGCAGAAACAACTGGGTATACTGAAGTAAAGAAATCCTCCGCTACATTATTTGGAATAATTGCAGCTTCATCAATATATAACCAATTGACAGATTTACCTCGAATACCGGAAGAGCTTGTAGCCGCAGTAAAAATTCTAGATCCATTTTCTAATTCAATATCACCTTTGTTAAATGTCTTAACGCCTTGTTGCATCCAAATAGGTAAACATTCATACATCAGTTCATACCGATATAAAACTTCTCTCGCAGCTGAAGATTTATTTGCTAAAATAGCAACAGTTTTATTTGATTGAAATAGAGTATACCATAGAATGCAAGCAGCAGATGTAATTGTTTTACCTTGTTGTCTGCCTTCCATTAATATAACTTTGCGATTATTAAGAATAAGATCAACTTTTCTTTTTTGGCATTCATATAAAATAAAGGGAATTAATCCTTTATCCAAAGAAACAATCTTGCAATATGTTTCAATAAAATATATAGGATTTTGAATACATTTCATTAATTCCGATACTTGCTCGGAAGTGTATGATATAGTGGTACCAATTTGTTTTAAATTTGGGTTACCATTATAAGAAATTTTCTTACTGGTCGATTCTGATACTATCATTTTTATTGCCCAATAATTTCATAAGTTCAGCAGTTGACCCTGCAAATACTACATTATTTTGAGTACCGATATGCCCTGCAGGTTTGTCTCTGTCTAATTCTTTGACTTGTTTTTGCAATGCAAGTAAATCCTTAGACACATCTGACAATGTTTTGATGAATTGTCCAGCGACCTCATAATGCCTAGGTGTTTCCGAATTTTTAGAAAGTTCTATAAGATTTTCTAAAGTGTCTCCGCCTTGTATAATAAGTGTACGAAGAGTATTTCTTGCTAATTGATAATCTTCTTCTTGATCTGTTTCCTTATTAGAATTTAAATTTGACACAATAGGTGCGGTAGTAAGGGCATTAGTCTGCTCCATCACTGGCTCTATGTCAAAAAGATCATGTAAATTCTCTAAATTTTTCATTTAAAAATCTTCAAAATTTTCTATATACCCATAACTATCAGTTACATTTGCTGTGGGAGAATCCGGTTGAACCGTAATTTTTTGTTGTTGATTCGTTAAATCTGGCGAATTAAAGGTATTTGTAATAACCTTTTTAATAACACCTTGTTTATTAACAGGGCCATAAAAATTAAGTTTAACTGTAAACCCTAAAGTCCACATAACAGAACGTCTGGTTACAAAATCTCCTTCATAGTCATCTTCAAACCCTATAGTATTTAATAAAATAGGAAGATCATTTTGTATATTTAATTCCGGTATTGCCTTTAAAGTTAAATTATAGTCGGGATTAAAATATGGTAATATTTGTTCAATAATTTGTAATCCATCATCTTGATTTCTAGCATACACATATAACAACATAGATAAATTATATGGAGTAGGCGCGTATTGTGTACTTGAAGTTGTGCTTGTATCCAATGCCCTAGATTGTTGTATTGGACTAACTTTTCTATTAGGATCATAATCCAATGATACTAATTCAAACCCCATTCTAGGTAAAATAACTTGAAATTGATTTGTTTCTATAGTAGGTTGTTGATTTATTCTAGCTAAAAATTTCTGTTTAGGCGAATAAGATAACGGTACCCGTTGTACATTTATAGTATTGCCGTTACCATCTTTTCGTTCAATGGTTATACTATTGAACATATTACCAAAAGCAATAATTGCCTTTCTAATAGTCCCCCAATAAAATCGTTGATCTAGCATTTAAGGATCTCCAAACGGATTTCTTTCAGAAAAATCCAAAACTGCATTTTTTTCTGCTCGTATTTTTTCATTATCTGCACCAACCGTTGGCTTATTCGAAGTATAATCCTCTAATACCATTGGAGTTAATTCAGAAGTTTCTAATAATATACTATCTCCGCTTTCGGAAATTATTTCAAAGTTATCTATATCTAAATCATAACCAGATGCCAATTGATCTATTTCAGCAACACCCGTGTTAAATCTTTCATTAGAATATTGCATCAATTCCCCATATAGGGTATAAACATATAATTTGCCTACCTGATAAAATGGTACGGCATGTTCGACTTTTCGTATCTCAAAAAAACCTTTTGTCAACGGAAAATAAATTACGTCACCTTCTGCTGGTCTAGTTAATATAGAATTACCTGTGCTACCAATTACATCTGACCAACGTTTTCTTGCGACAACAAATGTAGCCGAATCTCTAATCTCAACACCAAATTTCGTTAATAATTCGCTATCACCTTCGAAACCATTATTAGATTGTAAATACATCTCAATTGGGTAAGCGTGATCAAAAGTATTAGTTGGGTCTTCAGTTAGAACATTATCATAGTTACTAGGAGTACGTGGTATATAATAGACTTCGAATCCATAAATTTTCATCGATTCAATAATTAAATCTTCATAGATATTCTGCTCAGAGGCACGACCTATGTTCTTACCAGATTGAAAATAATGGTTAACTGTTGCCATTTTTAGTATTGACTTTCTATTGACAAGGTGTTATTATCTCTATGTACCCTATTAATAAACACTACATTATTATATTCCATTATTAATTAGCCTGTAAAAAAGTCTACAGGTAGCTGAAAACTGGATTGTATATCATCTTCAATTTGTTTGATCTCTACCATAGCTTCATTATAAATCGTTTCACCGTTAAGCGTTACTCCGCCAGGTAATTGCATACCGGAAAACTTCTTAAGATTATCTCCCCATTGCCGTTTAATCAAAGCAGTAGTATACATTTTAAGGAATCTATCGTCATAAACATCGCGATATGTTTCCGGATCTAATATTCGGTAACAATCAACCAATAGATATTCGCCCACGGCGACATCAGCACTCCAATCCATATCGATGAAAAGTCTATTCATGTGCCGATTAAATCTAATTGGCTTTTGACCTACAAGTAATTGATTGATTAATTCAATTTCTCTTTTCACTGTGTAGTAGTAAATCAAATCCGTAGACATTAAACTATACAAATCGTTAATCATAATTTGATATTTTAAACTAAACAGATTCAATCCATCTGATTTATTTGTAAATGGAAAAATTTCCTGTACCCCCACAACGGTATCCGGTACAGAAATATATTGATTATCTTTATCTGTTTGAGTAATTTGATGCTTTAAATATACTCTTTCTATCGCATCATAATGATATTCGCGATAAAATTGAAACGCATCATCAATTCTATCTTCCACCTGATCGTCATCTACGTTTATTTCTAAAACAGGTGATCCTAATCTACGTAGGCAATAGTCTCTTAGACCTTCTCTGGATGTTACTTTAGCCATAGTATACTATTTCTCCGGTAGTTGGATTATATGCTAATGATAAAAATCCTGCAGGTATAGTATTCCCCGCATTTCGTATTGGTTTAATTATTAAAGTATTGGCTGCGGTGTTAGTTAATCCATTTCCGGTAGCATTAATTATAATTGAATTGTCTGTTTGTCTAATATTACCTGAGTTATAACCTATTGCAATTGCTAAATTTCCTTGATTTGAAAATCCTGCACCGGCGCCTAATGCGATTGCGTATGTTCCTTGATTTGTGTGCGCCGCCCAATTTCCGATTGCGACTGCTGAATTTCCTTGATCATCATATCCCGCTCTTTCACCAATTGCGACTGCTGAATTTCCTTGGGTAAATCGTCCCGCTAGTATGCCTATGGCTACTGCGTTTATTCCTTGATTAGCATTAGCGGCAAAGCGTCCGATTGCGATTGCATTCGTTCCTTGATTAGAAAATCCCGCATAGTCGCCAATTCCGACTGTGTTTCTTCCTTGATTATAATATCCTGCTCCTGCGCCTATTGCGATTGCTGATATTCCTTGATTATTATTGCCGGCAGTTTGGCCTATTGCGACTGCTGCCATTCCTTGACTAAACTGCCCCGCGCCAAGCCCCATTGCAATAGCTTGACCCCCTTGCGCGGACAACCCGGCAAATGAGCCTATTTTAATATTGCCACTATTAGAAACGGTTACATTTGCCGTGCTACCTACCCCGGCTGGGCCTGTTGCTCCGGTTACACCAACTAATGAATTTCCAGTAAAATCTTTTACATCATTTGTTCTTATTTGAGCAACATATGCAGTACGCCATACGACATTCGAAGAACCTAAATCATATAGATCGCTAGAAACAGGAATAAGACTTTGTGCAATTACTGATAAGTTTGCAGCACCGGCGCTGCCGGTGGCTCCTTGAACTCCGGTGGCGCCTGTTGCACCTGCTCCTGTTGCTCCCGTTGCTCCTGCGTTTCCGGTTAATCCTGTAGATCCAATTACGCTTGCGTTGCCGGCAGGCCCCGCCGGACCGGTAGCACCAGTTAATCCAATAACCCCAGTGGCGCCTGTTACACCACTTCCGGTTCCACCTGTTGCATATTCAAGAGAATTCCAAGTATTAGAGCCATCTCCATATTTTATTTTACCCGTGTTCATTTCTAAACCAGGTTCTCCTTGAGATAAAATTGGATTAGTATTTGCCCAATTTACAGATGTATCTCTTCTTAATTGTATTTTGTTAGCCATTTTGTGTTACGTCTCCGTTAAAGGATTTCTTATTATATATGGATCTATGCAGTACCGCCATCCACATTAAAATTAATTGTATCATATATTGTTGTTGCGCTGCCGCCATCTAAATTTGTTACTGTATATGTTATACCCGGTGCACCGGTCAATCCTCTAAGACCCGTAAAACCTCTAAGCCCGGTTGCCCCTCGAACACCCGTAGCACCGGCGCCGGTGGCGCCCTGAATACCTTGAATGCCCGTAGCACCGGTTAATCCCATGTTACCTCGGAATCCGGATGCGCCTCGAATACCTGTAGCGCCAGTCAATCCTGTACTACCTCGAGCACCTGCAGCACCGGTTACTGAAATACCTGTAGCACCAGTTAATCCGGCAGGACCTTGAACGCCCATACTACCTCGTAATCCAATTGGACCTCGAATACCTGTAGCACCAGTTAATCCTGTATTACCTCGAGCGCCTGCAGTACCGGTCAACCCCGTTAATCCGGTGGCGCCAGTCAATCCCATGTTACCTCGGAATCCGGAGGCGCCGATTGCTCCTGTTGCTCCTGTTGCCCCATTAGTCATAATTTGCTCCTACCCTTCTTTAGATGTTACTTTAGACATGTGTTACCCCTGGATTAACCGTGACAATGCCTTCTATTATTCTTATTACAGTATTGCCTGACGTAGCAAGCATATCATATAAATATCTACCTGATTTCAAATTCGCAGTTGTCGATGCAACTAATGATATTTGCACATTGCCATTTGCTGCGTCAATAATAGTTGAAGTAAAAACTATAGAATTTGCCGCAGGAAAAGATCTTCGCATTTCGCTAGCAATAGTATACCCAGATAATGAGATAGGATTTTTACTATTATCCAAATATTCTATATATTCGGTAAAAGAGCTTCCTTGATCAATAATTAAATTTTTTGTTGTTGCCATTTTAGTTTACAGTTGGTGCGTATTCGAATCCGTTTTTTATCATTTCTTTTCCAATAATATCTAATAGAACGTCATCCACTTGTTGATATTTACCTTGCAGCGTTATCAATAATTTATCAGTGAGGCGTTCTATAGATCCTCGCATTTCGTAAACTTCCACAGTAACTTTAGTTACATCCTCAAAGTAATTTACTGCAACATTGGTTATGTTTAAACTCATATTATTGCCCCTTATTTAAATCTACCATAATAGACTCTATACGCAAGATTTACAATTGCATCACCTTCTATGGTGTTATACCCTTGTCTATCAAAATTATTTTTACATACAATTTTTAATACACCTGATTCTACAACTGTAGTTATTATACTAGATCCCAATAATAATCCCGTACTAGGCTGTCGTATTACACGCACAATAGTTGACCCCGTTCCGCTAACTACATATGCTCCGGAATCCGAAACTCCACCGTTAATAGTATAAAACGGCATTAAAAAATAATTTTGATCGGTGATGGTTGAATTATTTATCAATATAAATTCGTCAGTTCTATTGACATAGGTAGCATTCGGGTCGGCTCCTAATACTGTTGGTATAGATAGTACACCCGGAATATTGTATAATATATGGGGCATTCTTCTATCTAAAGAAAACTTAAGATCGCCGGCACTATTAGTTATACTAAAATTATCTTTTTCTAAAGTAATACCCATTACTGCACTCCAAGGTAAAGTAGATTCGAATTAATATTAAGTGCAGAATTAAAAAAATAATTTTTAATATTATATTTGTATGTTAATGCAGCCCCTTGACCAACCAAAGTTTCTCCCAACGGCCAAATTATATTTGTATCTGTTAACGTAATCGCCCCCGCCCTCTCATCATATAGTCCACCTTCTAATGAATTTTCTGCACTAGCTTCAGTTAATGTTCTGCCTTGAGAATAACCCGTAGTTATATAATGTATTGTTGCATTATATGTGTCGTAACCATATAAACTTCGTATATCAGAATATTTGTTAAGATACGCAATTGGGTCAAATGTTATTGTTCTGTCTGCCCGCTGATTGGCATAATGTATTTGCCCTGATACAGGATCCGCCCCTAATGAAAGTATTAAATCCGAATAGCTTGCTATATATCTTAAAGCATCTGCAGTTGAAATATAAAACAAACTAATTGGTAATGAATCTGCAGTATCTCCCGGTAGCCCTGGTATAGTATTTAAATAACTGTTAGGGTTTGCAACAGACGATGTAGATATTATTTCCTCATTGCCATTTAAATTTTGTAGGAATATATTTAATTCCGTTGGAAATATTATATAAGTTCCGTTCGATTGTAATTCGGATCTGTATAAAGAATTTTTACTTATTTCTATACCATCC